TCAAAAATGCCATGCCGATCACTCCAGTATCCCCTGCTGCCAGCAGCCAAGGGGAACGTGTCACATGGGTCAGTTCTCAATGAAAATTATGCCCCTACCCGGGTCACTTCTGGGTGGAAATCAACACCTATGTGAATACCCGCGCCGGTGAGGCGGCCATCGCCGGGACGACCCCGGACATGATCGCACAATACCAGCAGGAACTCGCGCAGTTCGAGGAAGCCACGAAGCTGGACCGGATGGCGCTGCAGAAGGTCACGGCGGAACGTGCACTGTCTGAAATCGCCCTCGAGCGGGCCGAGGGGCTTCTCGACACGAAGTTCGAGGACCTGACCACCGGCGGTGCGCCCGCAGGCGGCACGGGCACCCCTTCGGGTGGCGGACGGCGCGGCGGCGGCGCGGGACGTTCGACGGCAGACGGCATGGATCAGGCGGCGGAGGCGACCGAACGGGCCAAGACCGCCCTCGAATCCTATGCCGAAACGGCGATGAAATCTGGCGAGAATATCGAAGGAGCGCTGGCCGGGGCTTTCACCACGGCCGAGAAGGCGCTCGGCGACTTCATCCGGACCGGCAAGGTCGACTTCCGCGGCTTCGTCACCTCGATCATCGCCGATCTGGCGATGGTCGGCGCAATGCGCTTCATCCTCGGCCCCATCGCGAATGCGCTGACCGGCGCACTGGGCGGGCTGGGCGGCGGCGGATTCTTCGGGAAGGCGCTGGCCAGCGTGCTGCACGACGGCGGGATCGTCGGGGCGGGCGGATCGGGCCGCATGGTTCCGGCTCGGGCCTTCGCCGGTGCACCGCGCTTTCACGACGGCGGCGGCTTCGGCCTGCGATCCGACGAGCAGGCGGCAATCCTTCAGCGCGGCGAGCGGGTCCTGAGCCGTGCCCAGAACCGGGCCTGGGAAGGCGGCGCTGGCGCGCAAATCAACATCTACGCCCGCGACGCGCAGTCGTTCCGGCAATCGCGGACGCAGGTCGCGACCGATATAGCCCGCGCCGTGAGCGCCGGGCGGAGGGGCATGTAATGGCGTTCCACGAAGTCCGGTTCCCGGACAACATCAGCCGGGGCGCACGGGGCGGGCCGGAACGGCGCACGCAGATCGTGACGCTGTCCTCGGGCGACGAGGAGCGGAATGCGTCGTGGGCGAATTCCCGGCGGCGCTACGATGTCTCCTATGGTGTCCGCCGGGCCGACGATCTGGCGGCAGTGGTCGCCTTCTTCGAGGCTCGCAACGGTCGCCTTTACGGCTTCCGGTTCAAGGACTGGTCGGACTTCAAGTCCAGCGTGCCGTCGGTCGCTCGGGGCTTCGCGGATCAGCTCCTTGGGACCGGGACCGGGGCAAACCGGTTCTTCCAGCTTGCCAAGACCTACGCCTCCGGTGCGCAGTCCTGGACGCGCACCATCGTCAAGCCGGTGGCCGGAACCGTCCGCGTGGCGCTGGGCGGGGTCGAGCAGCTGTCCGGCTGGACGGTCGATTCGACCACCGGAATCGTGACCTTCACCGCGGCCCCAGGCTCGGGCGTGACAGTGGCGGCAGGGTTCGAGTTCGACGTGCCGGTCCGCTTCGACAGCGACAGCATGGACGTAAACCTCGATATCGAACGGCTGGGCTCGATCCCGTCCATTCCGCTGGTGGAGATCAGACGGTGAACGCCCGGTTTCGCGTCATCGCCTTACGTCCGTTTCCACCCATGGTGCAGGTGTCGTGAACAGCCGACGAAGTGAAGTATTCGGCAAGACGGGCCTGCCGAGGTCTGCAGCGAACGCAGAAAAGCGCAACGCGTCGAGGTGGAATGCGGTGCGGTCGAGCAGCGCCTCAACGTCGGCCTCGCCTTCGAATTCCGTCCGATTCTCCGTCATCCCAGCGCCCGCATGATCCTTCAGCGCCCGCTTAGTTGCGGAACGCCGGTGGCGCAATGCGTCCATCAACTCCCCAAAGAAAGTGCCTCCATGAAATCCCTCTCCGCCCCCCTGCAGGCCCATCTGGACGAGGGCACGACCACGCTTGCGTGGTGCTGGCGGATCACCCGCGCCGACGGGCTCGTCCTCGGCTTCACCGATCATGATTGGGCGCTGGCCTTCCTCGGCACCAGTTTCGAGCCCGACAGCGGGTTGATCGCTTCCGAGGTGCGGTCCGGATCGGACCTGTCGGTCGATGCGCAGGATGCCGAAGGCGTGCTGATGTCGGGCCGGATCACCGAGACCGACATCATCGACGGGCGCTGGGATAACGCGACGGTCGAGGCCTGGCGGGTGAACTGGGCCGACACCTCGCAGCGGGTGCTGATGCGGCAGGGCAATGTCGGCCAGATCAGGCGCGGGCGGATGGCCTTCGTGGCCGAGGTCCGCAGCATGGCCCATGCGCTGGGCCAGACCGTCGGGCGGACGTTCCAAGCGGGGTGCGACGCGGCGCTGGGCGATACCCGCTGCGGCGTGAACCAAGAGACGGCAGGCCTCAAGGGCACCGGCGCGGTCGCCACGCTGCTGCGCGACCGGGCGTTCTTGGCGTCTGGGCTGACGGGTTTTGCTGACAGCCTCTTCACCTTCGGGACGGTCGAATGGACGAGCGGGCCGAATGCGGGGCGGCGGACAGAGATCATGATCCACGAGAAGGCGGGCAGCGACGTGACGATTACGCTTCTGGGCGAGCCGGTCCGCGCCATCGCCGCCGGGCACACCTTCACGATCCGGGCCGGGTGCAACAAACGGATCGACACCTGCAGCGCGAAGTTCGCGAATGCGGTCAACTTCCGGGGCTTCCCGACGATCCCGGGGCAGGACTCGGTTTTGCGTTACGCGGTCCGCGACGGCAGCAATCAGGGCGCGGTGCTGTGATGCCCGCCGATCCCGATCTGATCATCGCCGCCGCGCGCGGGTGGCTCGGCACGCCCTATCACGATCAGGCGAGCGTCAAAGGCACGGGCTGCGACTGCCTCGGGCTGGCGCGCGGCGTGTGGCGCGAGGTGGTGGGGCCAGAACCGCTGCCCGTCCCGCCCTATAGCCGGGATTGGGGGGGTCAAACGCATGCGTTTGACGGACCGTTCGAAGTTCTCGCCGACGGCGCAGGCCGGTGGATGCTGATGGTGCCGGTCGCGGAGGCTGGACCCGGTGCGCTGGTCCTCTTCCGGATGCGGCGGGGGGCCATCGCAAAGCACATCGGCATTCTGACCGGCCCCGCCGACGGACCCGCCACCTTCCTGCATTCTTACGAAGGACTGGGCGTGGTCGAGGAGCCGCTGACGACCGCATGGGCGCGGCGGATTGCGCTGGCGTTCCTCTTTCCTGCCCCATCGGAGGCCCGCTGACATGGCGACCCTTGTCCTCGGCGCTGTCGGCTCGGCCATCGGCGGAGCTTTCGGCGGCACGATCCTCGGCCTGTCCGGGGCCGCCATCGGCGGGCTGGTCGGTTCCTCGATCGGCTCCGTGGTGGACAGCTATCTGCTCGCCTCGCTCACGCCCGGTCAGCGCGTCGAGGGCGCGCGCCTGGATGGGCTGCGGATCACCTCGGCGACCGAGGGCACGGTCCTGCCGCGCCTGTTCGGCCGGATGCGGCTCGGCGGCAACATCGTCTGGGCGACCGATTTCCGCGAGGAGATCGTGACTACCAGCACCCGGGCCGGGGGCGGCAAGGGCGGGCGGCGCGGGCCAACGGTCACCACGACCGAGTATCTCTATTCCTCGTCCTTCGCGGTCGCCCTTTGTGAAGGTCCGATCACCGGCATCGGGCGTATCTGGGCCGACGGCGAGCCGATGGACATGGCCGGGGTCGTCTGGCGCTGGTATCCGGGCAGCGAAAGCCAGGGGGCCGACCCGCTGATCGCCGCGCGGATGGGGGCCGGGATCACCCCGGCCCATCGCGGCACGGCCTATGTCGTGTTCGAGGAACTGGCTCTCGCGCGCTACGGCAACCGCCTGCCGCAGCTGTCCTTCGAGGTGTTCCGCCCGCTGGCCGAGGCCGATACCGCCGAGGGGCTGGTGGGCGCGGTCACGCTGATCCCGGCCTCGGGCGAAGCCGCTTATGCCACCAGCCTGATCCGGCGACGCGGCGCGGGGGCTTCGGGTGCGGAGAACTGCAACGCCCTGGCCGATGTCCCGGACCTCGACGTCTCGCTCGACCGCCTGTCGGCGCTGGCTCCGGCGGTGCAGAGTGTGTCGCTGGTCTCGGCATGGTTCGGCGACGATCTGCGGGCGGGCGTCTGCACGGTCAAGCCCAAGGTGGAAGTCGCCGCCAAGACCACGACTCCGGCTTGGTCCGTCGGCGGGCTGCCGCGCGAGTCCTATTGGGCGGTGAGCCAGATCGACGGGCGGCCGGTCTACGGCGGCACGCCTTCGGACGCGAGCATCGTGCAGGCCATTCAGGAGCTTCGCGCGCGGGGCAAGCGGGTGACCTTCTACCCGTTCGTGATGATGGACATTCCGCCGGGGAACACCCTGCCGAACCCCTACAGCGCCAGCGCCGCCGGTGTCGGTCAGAGCGTGTTCCCATGGCGGGGCAGGATCACCTGCTCGCCCGCGGCGGGCTTCACCGGATCGCCTGACAAGACCGCCGGGGCGGCGACGCAGGTCGCGGCTTTCTTCGGATCGGCGTTGCGGACGCAGTATTCAATCAGCGGCACCACGGTAGCCTTCACAGGCACCGCGGGCGAATGGGGCTTGCGGCGGATGATCCTGCACTACGCCCACCTCTGCGCGGCGGCGGGCGGTGTCGACGCCTTCCTGATCGGCACGGAAATGCGGGGCCTCACTCAGATCAGGAGCGGGCCAGGCACCTATCCGGCGGTCGCCGCCTTTCAGACGCTGGCGGCCGACGTCCGCGCGATCCTCGGGCTGGGGACCAAGATCAGCTATGCCGCCGACTGGTCCGAACACTTCGGCCACCAGCCAGCCGACGGCAGCAACGATGTGTATTTCCATTTGGACCCGCTCTGGGCTGACGCAAACGTCAACTTCGTCGGCATCGACAACTACATGCCCCTGTCGGACTGGCGCGACGGCACGGCCCATCTGGACGCGCTTTCCTGGCCGGATATCCACGACCGCGCCTATCTGCAGGCGAACATTGCGGGCAGCGAGGGTTTCGACTGGTTCTACGCCTCCGGTGCTGCCCGGGCCGCGCAGACCCGGACCACGATCACGGACGCGGGCTACAGCAAGCCGTGGGTTTTCCGCTACAAGGATATCCGCAGCTGGTGGTCGAACCCGCATTACAACCGCCCGGGAGGCATCGAGAGCGGATCGCCGACCGGCTGGGCGGCGCAGAGCAAGCCGATCTGGTTCACGGAAATCGGCTGCCCGGCCATCGACCGGGGCAGCAACCAGCCGAACGTCTTCGTCGATCCGAAATCCTCGGAATCCTTCGCGCCCTACTTCTCGCGCGGCTGGCGCGACGACGCGATCCAGCGGGCCTATCTCGAGGCGTCATGGCTCTACTGGGGCAACGGGGCGAACAACCCTACGTCCGGCATCTACGGCGCGCCGATGGTGAACCTTGCGGAATGCGCCGCCTGGACCTGGGACGCCAGGCCTTATCCGTTCTTCCCGGGCCGCTCCGATATCTGGGCGGATGGGGCCAACTGGCGGCTCGGCCACTGGCTCACCGGGCGGCTCGGCGCGGTGTCGCTGGCGGCGCTCGTGCGCGCGCTCTGCACCCGGGCGGGCCTCTCTGCCGCGAGCATTGAAGTCTCCGGCCTCTGGGGTGCCGTCGAAGGCTATGTGATCTCGGCACTGGAGAGCCCGCGCACATCGATCGACGTTCTGGCGCGGCACTTCGGCTTCGATGCCGTAGAGAGCGAAGGCAAGCTGCGCTTCGTCATGCGCGGCCGCGCGCCGGTCCTGTCGATCACGCCCGACAGTATGGTTGCAGGCGAAGGCGGCACCGGCGAGCCGCTGGAAATCGTGCGTGCGCAGGAATCTGAACTGCCTCAGGCCCTGAAATGGACTATCGCCCGCGCCGACGAGGACTACGACGCCGCAATCGTGGAGGCCCGCCGGATCACCGTCGACAGCACCCGGATCGCCGCCGAGGCTTTCGCCATCGCCGTCCCGCCCGAGGAAGCCAAACGTCGCTGCCGCCGCGCGCTGGTCGAGGCATGGGTGGGCCGCGAGACCGCCACTTTCCGGCTGCCGCCCTCGCGCCTTGCCCTGGACCCGTGCGACGTGGTCGGCATCGTGATCGACGGTCGCACCCTTCAGATGCGGATCGCGCAGACGGCGGACACGGACGCCCGGACGCTGGAATGCGTGCGGCAGGACCGCGAGGCCTATGATCTGCCGCCGGGCGAGCCACGGCTCGCATCCATCGCGCGCCCGGTCGTGTTCGGCCAGCCCGACGTTGCCTTCATGGACCTGCCGCAGCTACGCGAGGACGTGCCCGCCCACCGGCCCTATCTCGCCGCCGACGCGGCTCCCTGGCCGGGCGCGCTGGGCGTCTGGCGCAGCCCGGCGCTGGACAGCTTCGCTTTCCTGACCAGCGTCGAGGGACGCGCGCGGATGGGCAGGCTCGCCTCTGCCCTCTTTCCGGGCCCCGTGAGCATCTTCGATCTGGGCAATTCAGTGCTGGTCGATCTGGTGTCCGGCACGCTCGCCAGCGTCACGGACCTTGATTTGCTGGGCGGGGCAAATGCCTTCGCGGTCGAAAGCGCCCCGGGCGTCTGGGAAATCCTGCAGGCGGCAACTGCCGAGCTTGTCTCGCCGGGCCGCTACAAGCTATCGCGCCTTCTGCGCGGGCAGCGCGGCACCGAGCGGGCGATGGGCAACCCCGCACCCATCGGCGCGCGGATCGTGGTGCTGGACGACCTGATCGTCTCGCTGCCCATCGCCGAGGCGGAGATCGGCCTGCCGTTGAACTGGCAGATCGGCCCAGCCTCGCGCGCGGTCGGCGATCCGACCTTCACGGCCCAAGCCTTCACGCCTTCGGGCCGGGGCCTGCTGCCCTTCGCCCCAGTGAACGTCGAGCAGCCCTGGCGGACCGGACGAGTGCCGGGCGACCTGAACATCCGCTGGGTCCGCAGGAGCCGTGACCTCTCGGCGGACTCATGGGAGATCGGCGAGCCGCCTCTGGCCGAGACGGGCGATGCCTGGGAGGTGGAAATCTGGGACGGCGCGGCGCTGAAGCGGACGCTGACTTCGACAACGACCACGGCCCTCTATTCCTCGGCCGCACAGACCGTCGACTTCGGCGCCCTTCTGGGCCCCGGCCAGTCCTTCACCGTCCGCATCTACCAGCTTTCCGCCCGGCTCGGGCGGGGCACGCCCGCAATCGTCACGCTCTTTACCTGAAGGTCCCCCATGCCGAACCCGACCAGCAACCTTGCGCTGCCGAACATCCTCGCGGCGCAGTCCCAGAAGCATGTCACGCACAACGACGCCCTGCGCCTGCTCGACGGGATGGTGCAGATCGGCGTCGTAAGCCGGGTGGTGACCACGCCTCCGGGATCGCCGGTCGAGGGCGACCGCTACATCGTGGCCAGCGGTGCCACCGGCGTCTGGGCAGGTTGGGACCTGAACGTCGCCTTCTGGACCGACGGCGCATGGCTGCGCCTCGTGCCCCGGCGCGGCTGGGTGGCCTGGAGCGTGGCGGACTCGGCGCTCTATGTCTGGAACGGCACGGCCTGGACGCCGGTCGGCGGAGGCATTTCCGACGGTGACAAGGGCGATATCGTCGTGTCGGGTGGCGGATCGGTCTGGACGCTCGACGCGGCAGCGAACGCGGTCCTGAACCGGCTCGGCCTCGGCGGGGCAACCCCGGACGCCACGAACCGGCTGTCGGTCAACTCGCCCGCGGCCCTGTTCAACAACGCAGGCACATCCTTTCAGATGGTGCTGAACAAGAACGCCGCTGCGAACGATGCGCTCCTCGTCTTCCAGACCGCATTCAGCACGCGGGCGATCTTCGGCACGGGCGGTTCGGACGATTTCACGGTCAAGGTGAGCCCCGACGGATCGACCTTCTATGACGCGGTGATCGCGGACCGGAATTCGGGCCGCGTGCGGTTTCCGGTCGGCATCGCACTTGCTTCCCTTGCCGCTGATCCCGGCTCCCCTTCGGACGGCTGGCTCTGGTTCAACAGCACCGCCGGGCAGATTCGGACCCGGCTTGGCGGTATCACGCTGGCGCTGGCCGATCAGGACCTCCCGTGGCTGGGGCCGGTCGCGGGTGATTTCCTGCTCACGACCAGCGGCGCAGGCGGGGCCGCGACCGGCACGCTTGCGGGTGTGGCGAACCAGTTCGACCTTTTCCCGTTCAGCCCGCGCGCCGACGTGACGCTCGACCGCCTCGCGATCAACTGCACAGGGGCTGTCGCTTCGGCCCTCGCGAAGCTCGCCGTCTATACCAGCGACGCGAGCGGCCGCCCCGACCAGCGCCTGACTGAAACCGGCGATCTCGACTGCTCGACCACCAGCACGAAGCTCGCGACCGTCTCTCTCAACCTACGCCGGGGCACGGTCTACTGGATCGGCGTGCGGCACAATTCCACCGCCACGCTCTCCGCATGGGCCGCGACTGCGACCCCGGACATCAATGGCGGGGCCATCGCCACGACCGCCCGCAAGGTGCTGCGCCGGACGCTGACCTATGCGACCGCAGCGCCCGCCAGCTGGGGCTTCATCTCGAGCGAGATCAATGCCGGACCCTCCACCGCCGTCTGGCTGCGCGCGGCATGATGACTTGCCCCCTCACATCCCGAAGGAGCCGCGCATGACCGAACGCCCCGATCTGATCAACTGGCTCTGGACCGAACCCGGCAAGGCCGCCTTGGCCGGGGCCTTAGGCGGCATTGTCCGCTGGGTCACGCTGCGCGAACACTGGCGGGACGGCGTCATTTCCCTTTTCGTCGGCTCGATCTGCGCCGTCTATCTAGTGGATTGATCGTAACAAAGGAATCCAAAAGTGGATTCCCTTGATTTGTTGTCTGTGCGATTGAGTGGCATGCGAACAGGAATTCAATTCACCGTGACGCCGACGGATCGCGCTCAGCTTG